TCTTGTTGTAGTAACGGTGTCGTTAAAAATTGATTTATATGATATACATTAACACCTTCGGCTCCTTTAACATCCTTATCTGATATTAAGTGAATAGTAGTTTCAGGAGAATGATGCTTAATTTGTGTAATACAGTCTTTTAAATATTTTGGAAAATCATATAGACTAAATAAAATAACGTTTGTTTCCATGGCTTTTATGAAATATATTTAACGCTAGTATTGTTAAAGTCAAAAAATAAATCTTGATCATCCGGAAGTGGTTTTTCCGGCCACATTGCTTTATCACTTGTTGTGGTGTATGGAAAAATGATTTTTTTATGATAGCCTAAAAATGCCGGCCACCAAGAAAAAGAAGATTGTGATGTCGCTATATTTTCACTATATAGAAGTGTTTTAAAGTCATCAAGCGCGCTTCTATCTCCACTAACACTAAATTTTGAGACACCGGATGTTACTAATTCACAACCGTCCTCTACTAACCTGCTAACTGTTTCGCTAGCAGGATCATCAGTTACAATTTTTATTTTTGTAAATCCTGAATCCTGTATTAGGTTTTTGTAAAATTCATAACCTAGAAAAAAGCCTAGGGTATTATAATCTGTACCTCTAATATGTAGTACTAGGGAATCTTCATTAATTGGTTCAAGCTTTTTAATGCCAAAAATCTCTCTTAAAAAGTCTTGGTGATCTATATAATATTCAGATTTTTGAACCCAAGAATCAATAACAATATCACCGTCAAAGTCTTCTACGGCACTAAAGTCAAAATATTGCTCGCCCATATCTCTAGACATAATTGCATTCTTTGAAATTCTAAATACACCCTCTGGAAGTCCAACTCGAAACTTTTCTTCCGGAAGCTTTGGAGCAATACCAAAGTTAGGTAACCCTTCATTGCAACATAGCTCACAATTATATTTTTTTGCTAATATAACTCCAAAAGCATATTGAAACATTCTATTACCTAGCCTATTATACGGATCATATTTAATTATTATTCTCATGATATTTTTAAATCAAACCCTCTTTTCGCTTCAACGAACGGAAAATTACATTTCGTAAGCATTGAATGAAGAGGAGCTTTATAGTTTTTATTTTTTAGGTCCACTGTTAGATTAATAAAACTTTGAACTACGTGTTTATCTAAAAAGGGGTACCTAGTTTCTATTCCTACGCTGCCGGCAATGCATTCTTCTTTGTTTAAATAACTCCAATTAGCACCATAATAAAAATTACCCCACGGAAAGACGTCTAATAAATTATCAGGCCATATATATGGATTAGGTGTATTAAATCCATATGTTTGTATGTTACTCATAACCTCGTCTGCACCTTGACCAGACAACTGTACTTTAACCCCGTGTTTTTCTCTACATTCTTTAAGTAGATGTAAGAGACCTGTACCGCCTTTATCCTCAAAGCCCTCGTGTGTTTTGTTATTGGGAGTCGGGCCATAGAAAAACGGCTCGACAAAGTCACGTTTAAAGTTGTTAATATCGATATTTTCTTGAGGTGTAATACCTTCTTTAAGAATTTTCTTACTTATATGATGTACTCTTTTTTCAATTATATCTGGTTCCTCGTTAGCAGTAAAAGAGTACGTCATAAAGTCAGTTATATTCAGTTCTTTTAAACCGCAGACTATACCACCACTATCATGCCCACTACTTACCGGGACCAGAAAGTCATCTTTAATACCTGTTACTCTTTTTTTAAGTGCTTTTAAAAAATTTTCTTCCCACAATTCATATGTATCGATGTGTTGATCTAGATTCCATTCATATGTCTGTCTTTTTTGTGCTTTAAACGTCTTTAAATCAATAATATAAAATGAATTAGGCTCTGCTCGGATTATTTTATCAAAGCCTAGTGACGTAATAGCAGATTTATATGATGATATACAAATATTACTCCCATCTTTACCGATATAAAGAGGCTTTGTTAAAAATAAATCCCCACCAAATATTAACTTATTATTATTAAGGTCTAATAAAGCTACAGCAAATTCACCATCAAGGTGCTTAAGGAAATCATCACCATGCTGTTCGTATGCATCTAAAATATAATAACCATCGCTTTTATATTCTTTTGTCTCGTTTTGAATATTGTAAATCTCACCATTGTATATTAAATGTACATTATTTTTAGACAATGGTTGCGGTGTAAAATCACCGGTAATTGATAACAGATTATGGATTAATGTCCAGTTGTCTATTTCTGTCACTGTAGTTTCATCAGGCCCTCGACGCTGTAAATAGAAGTTAGTTTCTTCTACATCAGACACCTTTTTATTTGTCATTAATATACTACACATAATTTAATAATATTTTGTATACGTTATAGTTAGATATATTATTCCAGTAATCAATATGTAGTGATTCACTTTGATCAATATATGTCTCGGGGTTAATATCATAAACTTCATTAACCGTCTTAAGCCTAATTATATGTTTTTCAAACCCATATGGAACTTTTACATCATTAAAAATAATTGGCATGCTGCCTACAGCCATTGATTCATATAATCTTATAGTTGACGGGCCAGTTCCTTGCGGACATAAGCTAAGCTTACTGTTAAGTAAAAACTCTTTAAATTTATCTGAATATTTCTCCCTATCTGTAGATTCCTTTTCGTAAAACCAATTACCGGTGTCTCTGATAATAATATCTTTATCGTTGTTTAAATCAAATAACTCTTTACGAATATTATGTGTTGAAGAGCTACCTATAAAACTAGCTTTATATTTTCGTGTACTGTAGTCGATTGCATCTTCTTTGTTAAAGAAACTATTATAATGTGGAATACATATCCAATCATCTGAAGAAACTGCATGTGGTGTAAAAACCGTATTATTATAAAAGTTAAGCTTATTAACTAGAATATGTTGACATACAAATTTCTTTTTACATTTATATTTTGCTTCAATATCATTAATTGCTCTCTGCGCTGCAGGTACACCATACTTATTAATAGTTTGAGCTATTGGTATATTAACGTAGTTAAAATCATCGGGTAGGTCTTCAAGATGGTTAAACAAACTCTCTTGAATATTTTGCTCTGTTTTTACAGGGTCGCAATATTCTTTTTTAGATAATATATCATGATTTATTATTTTCATCTCTTTAAGAATGTACCGGTAGATAGATAATAAGCAAATCCTGAAGGACTTAGATAGACATCGTAGACATGTCGACTGTATTGCTGCTGAGTTGTGTACGAATCTGTATTATGACTATCCCACCAACTGTTAATATCATCGTTTATTGTTTCCGGTGTCGTAATAATAAATTTATCCCATTTAACTTTATCCGAGCATGGTAATGATATATCCGTATCCACTATAATGGGTATTTTACCACATGATAACGTCTCATAGAGCCTATATGAAAAATTACCCGCTCCACGACAGCATAATACCATGTCACTATTTTTTATATTTTGTATATATTCATGTCGTAAGGTAGGATTATGTGGATCACCTCCCCAAAATGCACTTCTAATAATAAAATCCGTCTCTAATTTAGGGTTATTTTTTAACTGATGAATGCATCTTTCTCTAACTGGGTCTGTTATTGCCCCGCAAAAACTAACAACAGGCTTAGAGGGAAATGATGCGGAAGAGCCAGAAATCTTAAAATCACGACTCCATGCCGGCATTGCAAATTCGTTTTGTTTTTGCTTAGATTTATTAATTGATGTTCTAAACACATATATATTACTAGGTAGCTTATCGCTAATAGGCTTGCAGTTATCGTCATTAAAGAAAGCTAATATTGGCTTATCGTTATACTGCGAGTAGTGAATAATATCTTGATTAAATTTATCATGGTAAACTATATAATCAGCATCTTCTATGGATGTGTATTCAACAATACTTTCTATTTCATCTGACCAACTATTATTACCGAAATCATTATTTTCATCTATTACCTCTTTACTATATAAAGGTAAAAATAAAAACTTTTCAGATTTAAATTCATTTAAATTTAATTTACCCTTATCATACCAAATCTTCATAATTTTTCTTTATTAAATTAATCAATTTGACTTTATCAGAGACACCTACCACATAATTAGCATGATGCATTTTCATTTCTTTTGGAGGTATTATATTGCTTACCCCATCCCACCTATGAGTACCGTCATTATTGTCAAAGAAATTGCCTATTGTATAGTATTTTTTCTTATTAAGAAGTTTATACTTAACCATATCTTTAAATTGGTTTAAAGCTACCTGATCATTTACCATCTGTGTAAAGTTATTATATATCTCTGTAAATAGTTTTTTATTAGCATCATTACCACGGGCTATAAAGAACCCCGCGCATAAAGAATTACAATCTTCTTGGCATGCTATATCATAACCTTTAACTTCTTCTAGTAAATCTTCAATAAATGGCTGGTAAAATATAATATCTGTATCAGCAAAAATAAAATAATCGTCTTTATTTTCATCTATAGCTTGCAGTATAACTTGTAGCTTATATTTCATGCTCTCAAGCCAGCCGGCTTCCATAAACTTACCCTCAACTGTGGTTTGCTTGTGATATGCAGACCGGATAGATACTTCATCTTTAGGATATAATTTTCTTAAAGATGATTTAAAGTAATTATCATATAGCTCTTTATGAGAATCACTATAATGAGTATATATTATCACGAAATTTTTGCTTTTATAATTTCTACCTCTTTTAGGATCTCTGGCATTAATTTTTCTTCGAAGAGGTTATTATTGTCCCATACACCTTCTCTTTGTTTTTCAAGATCTATAGATGCTTGATCCTTACCGCCATATTCTGAAAAATGTAAATGTCTTATTACAATGTCGTGAAAATATATCTTTCGATTTAAAGTCTCAAATAATTTATCTAGATACGTATCATGGAATGTATTTATTTCGATTTCTTCTACATAATGACCAATTGTTTCAACATAGTCTCGGTGTATAAAGGAGTTAACTGCCAAAGGCGCAACATTGGCGTACTTATTACCCGATCCTCTCATCCCGTCATTGCAATGAATAAGATAAAAATTATCTTGCTTGTTGGAAAACTCCTTAATTATTTTTTCATCCCAATCCGGAGTCTCAAACTTCATATCATCGCCTACCATAGCAATAATACTATTAGTTGTTTCTTCAGCCATTCTATTCCATAGACCAGATAAACCTTTTTCCTTAAACATGTTAGCTGGAAATTCCACTAATTGTATAAAGCTAAAATTTTGAGCGATCTTTAAATAAATATCACGCTTTGGATCATCATCATCAACACCTAAAACAAAATTAATGTTATTAATATCTTTAGCGGTTGTAGCTATGCTGCAAATAAAGGTTAATACCTTATTAATTCTTTCTCTACTTGGACAAAACAGGTCTATTTTCATTTTTAATGTTTTTAAGTTTAGCAATTACTTCTTCTACCGGTGTATCGGCAACTTCTACGGGTGATACACCATGCTTCTCTGAAAACCTTATAGCAGACTTCTGTATATTTGATTGCCAGTCTGATCTTGGTCGTATGGCGGAGTTATCTTCTGAACATGCTTGCTCTACCACATAATCTAAACTGTTTTCAATATCTGCCCACCACCAATACGGTGGACTAAAATTTGATTTAGCTAATTCATAGCTATGATCTACGTGCTCAAATGCATTAGTATACGATTCGTCGTATAGCCCTACTTTATCTAAACATTCCCGTGTATAAAAACAAACAGCTCCAACGCAATGCTGATTTAAGGCAATTTTAACGTCGTTATAATCAATAATCTTACGTGGTACTGGCCTACCTCTGCTTATTCCTGCTTTATTTGCTGGTCCGTGATAAGCAAACATGAAGTGGTGTATACCTGTTGCTTTATGAGCTTTAATATACTGCTCAAAAAGGTTATCTTTAAACAACATATCGTCTTCTACCAAAATAATATAATCACAACCCTTCTTTAATAGGTGCTTAAAGGCCATATTCTTGGCGCGACCCACACCCTCCATTCCGGATGTTGCAATTACCGGTGATCGCGCGTCAAATATTGGCCCTTTACCATCATTAACTACAACGATATGATTATACCACTCTGTTTTAATAGACTCTCTACACTTTTTAAAGAAGTCAGGCCTATTACACGTAATAATACCAATACCTATTTGACTCATAATGTTACTTGGGGATAATCACCGTCAGATATTCCAAACTTTTTCTTAAGCTCTTTTTCTTTTTCTTCAGATTCATGAGCACCCTGCTGTTGCTTTACTAACTCCTCTAACTGATCGATGTTTTGTTGATTGAATATAGAGCTATCATCGCCATACATATTACCTTCTGGTGTTATATACTCACCTATTAAGTCAATTCTTTCTTGACCCTTATCTGGAAGCAGAATTATACACGGAGAGTCGCTTTTTGGAAAGAAAATATCAGCTTCCGGGTGTTCAGTATATTGTCTGTAAAGGGAATAAAAAATATTATCTACTTCTACAATAAAATCCTTATCTGTATCACGGAACCCGTCGTCTTGGATAGCTTGTGTAGGATCAAAGCGACATAAAAAGACAATATCAAGAGATCTCATAGACTCTCTCATTAATTTAATTTGCTTAGTTACAAATTCTTTAGTAAAGCCTTCTACTTCTTTACCATGCGCCCACATTGAATAAGCGATAGCATCCAATGAACATCTATCAAACGCAATATTGTCATCTTTGCCTGTTGATTGAACATCATCAACCATAAAGTTAAGTATCGACTCTTGTGTTGCCGTTGTTAATTTTGAAGAATGAGGTAATCCTTCTTCTTCCAGCACATTTCTATACGTTTTTTTTGGTGTCGTATAATTTGACCACGTAAAAAGAAAGCTCTTTAAAAGTGTGGTCTTACCACTGTTCCCTGTCCCTGAAAATGCGATTCTCATACTATATATATTAGGTTATACCTTTAATGCCATATCCCAGATTAAGAGATGCAACCTAGGTGAAAAATTTACATCCATAGCTTTTGCATATTCTGCTACAGCTGGTGCGTTTTCGATATGTTCTTTTCTGCTACCTGAACAAGGCATAAACCATATTCTATTTTTTGGAACCCGGACAGTTTTATCGTCAACATATTTACGCCATATCTCGTTAATATCTTCATCAGACGTAATAACAAACTTAAAGCCGGATCCAACCTCTCTATGCCATTTTAACACTTCCGGTTTATATGAACGCTCTTCGGGATCCCCGTTGGATATAAGTTTAGGTGAAGTTGTAAACGAGGCAAAAAATTCATCTAACCACCTTTCATCGGGTTTAATTGTAGCATTGGTTTCAAAATCTATTACAGGGTGGTAATTATATTTTTTAATAAATGCTGTCATAAACTTAAGAAGCTGCTTTTGCTGGACTAGAGGCTCACCACCGGTAATTTTGAGAATAGCTCCGTTACGTAATTTGTCTACTAATTTATGCTCTTCAAAATATTTAAATATTTCATTAAATGTCATTTTGTTTTTTACAGACCAAGAGATATATGAGTCACAGCCATGCGGTGAGTCCTCTGAAGCAAAGCCTTTGCATGTTAGGTTACACATCGAAAGTCTAAAAAACACCGATGGCATGCCAACATATTCACCCTCACCTTCAAGTGTATAAAATGCCTTATCATCAGATACAAGGAGAGTTTCTTTATTACAATCAATCATTTCTTTAATTATATTAACAACCTGGTGTGAATTCAACTAAATAATAATACATGAGTGTTAAATCTGCGCGGCTGCGTCGGGTAAGCTCTTCTGATACTGAGCTTACAGAATCCCTTGAACATAATTGGTTGTTTAATTTTAAAATTAAGAGGCCTTTTTACTTTAACCCCAAACATCGCGAGTTCTATAACTGTGTTAAGAACCCTAAAACAAAAATGGGGTTTGTTGATGGGCCTGCAGGTAGTATGAAGACATATATTGCTGTATACGCCGGTTTAGAATTAATAAGAGAGGAGAAGTTCCAGCGACTGGTTTACATTAGATCTGTTACAGAATCCGCAGAGAGAAGCTTAGGGTCACTTCCGGGTGAAATTGATGATAAGTTTTCACCGTATTCAATTCCTCTTGAAGAAAAGATAACTGAAATTGCTGATCGTGGTACATATGGTATGCTTAAGCAAAAGGGTGTTGTTGAGGCTATACCTGTTAACTTTGTTAGAGGTTTAACGTTTAACAAAGCTTTAGTTATTGTTGATGAAGCACAAAATTTATCTCGTAAAGAACTAACAACAATCCTAACTAGATTTGGAAGAGATACAAAATATATTGTAATTGGTGACTGTAATCAAGCTGATGTAAATAAATCTGGGTATAAAGAAATATTTAACATGTTTAATAATAAACAATGTACGGATAATGATATATATTCCTTTGAGTTCGGGAACTCAGAAATAGCTAGAAGTAAGATACTTCGTTTTATTTGCTCTGTATTAGGAACTTAATTACCCCAAGAAGTACCTTTAAAGGGATCACTAAAATTAGTGTCTCGATCTACATCACCACCTACACGAGCTGCTTTTGGATTTTCATTGGATGAATCATCCTTTGGCTGTATAGTAGTTGTTACCGGTCCTTCCTGATCCACATCTGCAGAAGATTCCCTTTGTTGTTGCCAATCTTTCCAAGTTTTTTCGAATTCTTCATGTGTGACATATAGTTTACCACCTTCCTCATCAACATATGTTGTATTCTCAGTTAAGGGCTTTGTATAACTTGCCCAATTATCCCCATGCTCTGTTACAGTAACGTTTACAACAAAACATCTCCCTTCAGTAACTTCATCAATCCACGTATCTGCAGTTTTAAAGACCCATTCTGCAAATCTTTCAACACCTACGCCACCATCCATAATTCTAAGTTGAATTATATTCTTTTCATGAAGTGTTTTAAAAGTATCTAATTCCGGATCATCACCTGCAACTACAGTAGTATGATCAAATTGATCTCGTAAAGCTTGTTTAAGATCATCTAACCCTCCAAAGTCAACACACCAGTTTTTATCATCTAATGATTTACAGCCAAAGGTAAATTTAGCTTTAAGTTGATATCCATGCAAATATTTACAGTGGCTATGTGATGCTCTCCATTGACGAAATGCTGCAGAGCCTAATTCAATTAGTTTTGACGATGTATAAACGCTCATATTAATATTATATTATATACTGGAACGATGTCAACTATATAGGGAAGAACTTTAAAGAGTCTCCCTCGTCCAGTCTCGGTTAATTAATTAACTGGAAAGCAGAGTCAACTGTCTTAGCAGATCTTTTTGATTAGTTCCTTCTTTAATGACCCCTTGCTTAATTAATCCCGCTTTAAGCTTATCAATTTCATCATCTTGTAACTTAACACTTTCATCTCTACCGGTAATCTTTACAATTGTTTCTGTATTAATCTTTAGCGCAGGTGCTAATGTAGCCGCGGTAATAGGTGAATTTTTGTCTTTAAAAGTTTTTATAGTCACATCAAACGGAGACAGTTTAGGTTTACTTTCTTTCTTAGGTTGCTTTGCACCTCTTATAATAGCCGTTGGATCTCCCTCCCGGTATATATCACCAAGCTTTAAGCCATCTTTTGTTCGAAATATTTCTGCTACAAACATTCCCTCGTCGTAGTCTGATGGTGTATCTTCTTTCTTTTCTTTTGTTTCTGTAAACTCTATCTCATACCCCGGTTGAGCTTCTTGTAAAGTCTTTAACAACTCTATAATAACCTCATCATCTAAACTTTCTAAAAATTTTACTCGACCCATTTTCATGTAGTCAGAAAATTCCTCTTGCTCTTCATCAGGTAAATCAACAACCCCGAGTTCAGGCTTTCCTTTATATGTAAACTCCGGAATATTTGGACGCGCCTCTGTTATATACTTGAGAAAACCTTTCATGTTTTTACTGATATACTCAGTTACGTCCCTTGCGGAATCCTCCTTAACACCAGACTTAACTAAAGAACCAATGATTTGTTTCTTCACCGACCCCTTCTTACTAACAGGGTTATATTTTCCCTCTTTACTTCTAGACCCGGGACCATGCCCCATCGCCGCTCGAGCTTCCTTTATAGTACCGGCGTCAGCACCTTCATATTCTCTTGTACCTTTATCATATAAGACACCCTGAAACGGAATTAGGGTTACAGTTTTTGGGCCGACAATTCTACCGAGGTAACCCTTTTTACCACTAGCTTGCTGCTTTGTAATACCCTTCTTATTAATTTTAACTATTTCTATGCTCGGGTCATTAGCTAGTTCCTTTTTAAGAACCGCGATCGGTTGTTCACCCTTATAAGATTTCGTCATTCCCTTTACAAGCTTACCGGTATCAAGATTTATACCCTGTTGAGCGGCTTGCTTTACACCCGCTGCCGCGGCTTTCGCTATTCCACGTATCTTATCTGAAAATCCCTCTTCAAGCAGCTCCTTTTGTGACAGTTTTGCCATATACAATATTTAGTCTTGAAAACAAAAATTAATATATATAATATAAGATATGGATCGAACTAAAGTTACTAAATTACCGACGGCTAATGGTAATATGCCTCTAACAGGTGTAGAAAAGGAAGAAATTATTGAAGATGCAGCAAAGGCTTATGAGAAGTACCTAGATGCGCTTAGAATTGACTGGCGAAACGATCCTAATAGCGATAATACACCTAAAAGAGTAGCAAAAGCTTTTGTAACTGACTTAGCTGCTGGTTGTTATAACGAACTTCCAAATGTTACAGCATTTCCATCAGATGGATACGATGGAATGGTGTTTCAAGGTGGTATTCCTGTTAAGTCATTTTGTTCACACCACCATTTACCGTTTTCAGGTAGAGCTCATGTAGCTTATATACCGTCTCCGAGCGGAAAGGTCATTGGATTGAGTAAATTAAACAGAATTGTTGAGCATTATGCAAGAAGACCGCAGATTCAAGAAGGTTTAACCATGCAGATTCATAAAGCTATTGATGAAATTTGTGAAGGTAATAAAGGAGTTGCTGTTATGATTTCTGCTACTCATACATGTGCTTGTCTAAGGGGAATTAAGCACGATGGGTGTGAAATGAAGACTAGTCGACTTAGTAGTGACTTTTTAGATGATATTGCTACTAGAAATGAGTTTTATCAGTTTGTGTCTGACTGGAGAGGTCAATGTATCTAATAAGATGCCTCTATTTCTTCATCAGCGATGTTTTCTTGACTAACATCAATAAGAGCACCTAGCTCTTTTTCAATAAAATCCTTACTTACTAAGATTTTAAATAGGTTTGTAGATCTATCGCCTACTGAAAAGGGTATATCTTTAAATTCCTTGTTGCCGATTTTAAGATCGAAGTTAACTACAGGTCTTTCTTCAGTATTACCAGCACCGACATTAATAACAATAGTATCTACCTTATCCTTTATAAGATGTTTGTTGTTAACTGTCTTAAAAAGCACTTTATTACCCTGCACTTGTATATCTTCCCCATGAATAACGTTAAATGCACCGTTACCAGAGTCGAGTTTTGATGGAATTTTACCAATACCATCTACATCAAAGAACTCGATGAGTCCTAAGACTTGTTTTTCTAAAAAGAACCGGTTAAAATTTTTCATAGCAACTGCTATTTATGATTATGGTCAAGTGTTTTCAATATCCTCGTACCCTACATTAAATTGATCCACTACTTCAACTTCATCAACTACCTCTTCACCTATATCTACCGCTACAGAGATAGTAGCACCAGCAGCTGTAGCTAATTCAGCTATAGCACCAATTGCCTGAGCGGCTATAACCGCTATATCTGGTGTCACGTTACCACACTCTTCCGATTCAACCTCAGGGACCGGCATTTCATCACCCGTAATAAGAGGTCCCACAGCTCCAATAGAAGCAGTTTGTGCACCATGACCTAGACCTATACTCTCCTGTACCTTATGGTAGGCGTGTTCTAGAAGTTGTTTCTCTTTACGCTTCTCATCTCTCATACTATTATTTATGCTAGTATGGCCTTTATTTGATCTCTATCCTCAATGGATATTTCCTCGGGTACAAAATAATCTAACGCTTCGTCAATATCTTGCTGTATTATTTGTCTTGTCTCACTACCAGATATACCTTCCTCCTGCATTGGTATCTTTACCACATTCACATAAGGGTACTTTTCAACATTATCCTGAAAATACTTGTATCGTTTAACATCCGCATCCTTTTCACCCGCACCAACTAACAATGTTTTATCTAAATTTGCATCAGCGAAGTCGTAAACAGCCTTTACAGGGTTAGGTACATACACAACCTCTACATTCTTATCAAAATATCTTGAGTATATCTTCCATATTTGTTCAGACTGCTCAGGTGTAATACCTTCACGCTCCTTACCACCAATAAATACGACACCTCTATCAGCATCATCAAGCAAATACCTTAAAGCATTAAAGTGACCCTTTGTAGGCGGTTTAAATCCACCGGGAAGCAGAGCGATTCGCTCAACTCTTGTCTCCATATCTTCAAAATATTCTATAAATGTCCTCATGACCCGGGTTTATCTTTTTGAAAGTTAGCTGAACTAAAATCTAATCTGTTAACAAGCTTAACAGCATTACCATCTCTATCAACCGCTACATATCCCTCTGGAGAAGTAACTCTCAACTTACCTTCACCCTCGTCGATAAAGTGTTTAGTGTTATAAACAGCATTATTGTACTTGTTAATAAAGATTTGCTTAGCCTGTGATAATAAACTACTAACCTTAAACAGATTAACTATGTCATCCTTTTGAGCTTGGAACTGAGCTGTTTTTTGCTTAAGAGTTTCTTCTAATCTTTGCTTTCCACGCTTAGATTTTCTCTTATCAACCTCTTTATTAATTCTAGTAGTATACCATTCAATAAAGTTTCTATAAGACTCTTCTGGATCATTTAAGAACTTACCTTCTCGAATCTCCGTATTAATATAAGGGTTGAGAAGATCAGAAGGTAAGTCCTTGTAATCTATTTTGATTGAATCAGCGGTTTTTATTAAGTCTCTAACCTGCTTTACTTCATCTTTTGTTAAATTTACAACGCCTGTATCGTCTTTAAAGTAGGCATCATCAAACCAAACACCTGGAACCTGCTTCAACCGGTTAACTTTAGCACCAAACGCCGCCGGGCTGTCTAAATCGTTATATTCTGTATGGAATATGATACCAAACACGGAGTTAGCTATCTTTTTACCTAGATCTGAATTAGCCTCTACTGCATATTTGATCGTATTAGGTTGAAATGTGTAATGAACTACACCATCTATGTTCTCTTTCTTAACCGATGAAGAATCAAACATAAAATCACCCTGCATTATGTTCTTAATACCTAACTTAGGTAGATATTTTAAAGCCTTCTTAAGTTTATCCGCTAAACCAGGGGCATGCCCGTGATTAACTTCAACATCTTGGTCATTATAGTTAATTTTAGGCTCTTTATTAAAGACAGCCTTAGTACCAACAAAGAATTTACCGGTATCAGGGTGCTT